AAATCAATCTTTTGCATAAATACACATTACCTTTACACTAACCTCAGAATCCACCATGGGAGCATATACGCTCACTATAGAAAAGTGGGCATTAATTACCGCAGTATTGGAACCATCTCCTGTGATTGAACTAAGAATGTAATGTCTTGTGTATCCTGTTTTTGCCGGAAACTCAAATTTCTTTTCGACAGCAGACCCTTTTGTAACTTTGATTCCGCTTATAGTCTGTTCTGTCACAAAAAACCGGTTACTATTTAATTCATTTATAGCATCGACAAGGGAGCTTTTGTTTGTGGTTGTTAAATTTGAAAGCGATTCAACAGGAACTTTTTCCCAAGCTCCGTTTTCGTAATGGGCAAAGGCCGCTACTTTATTGCTGTTGGCGATTCCGATAAAATTTGCAGTATTATCATTGCTACATAATAAAGTGCCCCAAGCCCATGATGGATACAGACCGCCAATGTTACCCCAGACAAAGTATGTAGTAGCAGCACCATTTGTTTTGCTTAAATATTCCGCAATATTATCATTAAGCGTACCCAAATGGGTATTGCTTTTTAATTCATTAAGTGCTCCAATCACCGTCTGGTTGTTCGTCTGCAAGTTGCTGATGACCGCATTGGTCAGCTTTCCCACTATCCAGTTCCAGATTCCGCTGAACGGTGAAAGCTTGTTTGCCTTTGCCGCCGCATCGTAAATCATTAAAGAATCCGTATCCTCTGGTGTTGCTTTCTGTGAATACTCGTTAAATTTACCCATTACTGTAATCTCCTTTCTAACTCTTTGATACGTTTCTCTTGCTTGTCAACCTTTGCGCTAAGTTCCTGTATGGCTTTAATGGCGTAATTGAGAAGATACGGACTGTTAATCTGTTTAATGTCCATCTCGCCATTTTCGTCATATCCGCCGCCCAGAGCCAAGTTCGGGTCGATTTCTTCCAGCTCGTCTGCCACAAAACCGATGTTTTGATGCCATCCACCCATCCGCTCTTTCCAATCGAACTGACGGACTTTCATGCGATTGACCGTTTCGAGAGCGTCTGTTTCACTGTTTTTGACGTTTTCTTTTAGACGGATGTCAGAAATATTCAAGTTCGTATAAATATAATGCATTTTATAAGAACTGCCGCCCCACTGTGCTTTTACACCAAGGCGATAATTACTATGTTCGGTACCGGCTCCATATCCATTTGCGTGATAGTCAGAACTCAAAAAAGCTACTCGATTTCCGTCGGCAGTAACAGACGCTATGGGTTGCCTCGTTACCGCTTCGCTCGCTTTTTTACTTTGATTTTCATAATCATAAAAAAGGAGTCTGCCTTCTATTTTGGCATCTTTACGGACTGTCAGTTTGTCTAACTCGCCTATGATGTTAGCAAGTGAATCGAATGAAATTATGCTTTTTTCAAGATGCAAGTCTTCGTCTGTACCCGTACCACCGCCCGCTATATCTTCAGTGAAGGTCAAACCTTTCTTGTTAAATGCAATTTTACCCTTTGCATTTTTATCGGTCAGTGTCGCTGCTCTAGTTTCTATTCCATTTTGTCCAACTGTTAAAATCAAACTTCCGGAGCTATCGTATATTTTCATCAAGCCGTTTCCGTCATTCTGTCCGCCGAGTACAAGCGTTCCACCTTTTGCGGCGTTGAACGAAATATACAGTGTCTGGTTTCCACTTTCATCTTTTTCGTAGTACAGTCCCTTAAACTTTCCACTGTCTGACAGGATATCAACTATCTGCTCCTGTGTCAGTGACGCCACATCGACCGCAACGGGATATGTCTGATAGTCCGCAAGCTTGGTTTTTGACTGGTCAAAATACAATGAAATCTTGAGCATGTCATGTGCCTTGAGTGACAGGTTATTGACATTAACACTCAACCGGTCAAGTGCCGCAGTCTGCGATACCGTGAGTGTCGACCATGTAGTGCCGTTGTCGGTGGATTTTTCAAGTTTCCACCAACCTTTTTGTGGCTGCGCAATTTCTCCGTTTCCGTCTCTATAGAACGAATCCACAATGAGTGGCGCCGGTGTTATCTTCTTGTCTGCTCCCATCAGTAAAACATCAGCGTTTGACTGGAAAAAGTAAGTCCTTCCGGCAGCCCCCGGTTCGCCCTTAATCTTTGTCCAACTATATCTTGCTGGGTCGGTGCTATCGTCTGGCGTGTAATCGGTATACTGCCCGATATACAGCTTATTGACGCTATCGTCCACGGAGAAACCTGTTCTACCATCAGCGCTGTTCGCATATGCGATATGGAAGTACGGTGTCTTTCCGTTCACTCCCGGCGTTCCCGGCACGCCCTGCGCTCCGTTTGCCCCCTTAATCAGTGACCACGTATACTTCGTCGGGTCGGTGCTGTCGGCTTCCACGAAGTCCACGTACATTCCGATGTATTCACGGTTTCCATCAGATACCGAAAAGTCTGTTCTACCATCCGCACTGTTGGCGTAAGCAAGGTGCGTGTACTGTGTCTTTCCGTCTTTACCATCTTTTCCCGGGATGCCGTTTTCTCCGTCTTTTCCGTCATATCCATCAACGCCACGGAACCGGCTCCATGTGTAGTCTGCCGGATTAGTGCTTTCTGTAGCCGTGTCCTTGTTCGTTGCGATGCCGATATAAGTCGCCTGCGTCACCGTATAGATTTGCTCTCCGGCACTATCCAGAATTGGACTGCCAGCGCTGTCTAACAGCGGCACATAATCCGGGTTGTCTGACATGTCAAGTCCATCTGGTCTTGTAGCGTACTTCATCCATGTATAAGACGACTTACCGTCCGCCCCTTTCGGCCCCTGTGCGCCTTGGTCGCCCTCAAACTTGGCCCATGTGTACTTTGCCGGGTCAGTACTATCAACGCCAGAAAAGTCCGTATAAGTTCCGATATACTTGTTTGGTGTCTTACTCATCTGTGCCGCTGTCGGGTTCTGTACCGGTGCGTACTGGATATGCAGATACGTTGTCTTTCCATCTGTTCCAATGCCCGGAATTCCCTGTGGCCCGGCGTACTGTTTCGCAATCGAGAACTGTTTCGATACGACAAGATTGTTCAGATATGCTGCCTTGATGTTCACCCATCCACTGTCTGCGGTCAGTCCGGTCACAGTGTATGTCTTAGTTTCCCTATTCCAGTTTCCCTGTATGTTCTGCGAGGTCGTAATTGTGTATGTACAGTTATCCGTGATATCCTGTGTGCCGTACATGACGGTCGCCGTTGTGGTGCACTCCGGGAACTCTGTATAGTTTCCGTCGCTGTCAACCGGGATTCCCTGATAGTCGTTATCAAGCTGCATGGTCATGTTTCTGGCCAGAGCTGCCATGTTCTCAACATCTTCAATCTTTTCATCAAGTGGTTTACCGCCGATCGTCACATAACTTCCGTTAAGGGTAACTGATCCGGTATCCATATCCGCTTCAAATATCGCATTTCCACTTTTGTCTCTTACGATGAGCGTTCCTGCGTTGATATAATCAGCATTGATGCCCTCTGCATAGAGCAGTCTGGTTATTAATTCGCCAGTTACCGCAAAGCCGTAAGGATACGTTTTTCCACCATCAATCGACACAGCAAATGCTTCTGCTGTCAGCTTCCAGATTATGTTGGATTCCGCTATAGTTGCTTTGTTGTGCATATAGTATACGATACTGCCATCCTGCTGCGGCTCCTGTGTCATATACAGACCGCTCGAAGAATTAAGCGTTTCAGCCAATCTCTGTATAGCCTCTTCTCTTGCGGATTTTTCTTTTTGCACCATCTGACGTGCCGCAACTATAGCTTTCGTGCTATTCCCGTAAAAGTCACTACTGCCTCTGATCGGATCATCGGCCTGTGTCTTAACTGTAGTCAGGCCGCCCACGTTACCTGATACATCTGTCAGAGGAGTAAGGTATTTGTTCCCTAACCGGTCGTAAGTATACACCATGTCGCCAAACTCGACGAGCGGGTCGTATACCAGATCGCCCTCAAGATTCCGGAATCGTGCTCCTACGATCTGTTCACCGATGATATTCGCTACTGTCTGAAGCTGATCGGTATCAATCAACTCGTTCTCAAGTTCAAGGACGTACCCTTCCTCTCCGTACATGCCAGAATAATCAGTATCAGTATCGTCGTTTGACTGCCCGTTCGTTACCTTGATTCCAGTTATGACTATATCATCACTGGAAAGCGCAGGTGGGTTCGCATAGGCCATCAATCTCTGAACGTCACTGCCTGGGCCGGATGTGAGAGCCAGGAATCCCTCTGCGTTAATAGTCCATCCTGGCAGAGAAACAAAACCGTCGGTATCAATAGACGGGTTAGTATCGCCGAAATGAATAAAACCATCTGTATCCACAGTCGCAGCATTGTCAGATTCCATTTTCCCAAAATCCCATTTTACAAACTGGAGATTCCCGGAATAATCAATCCGGGCGTTCGCAGACTCAATCATAGCCGCATATCCGAACAGCTGGCGGAACGTCATACTATCAGGAACGCTTCTTATTGTAATATCGCCATGTTCCATGGTCAGATTCATGCCTATGCCGACAGTCTTACAAGCATCTCTGACAAGGTTAATGAGCGACTGTGGCAATTTCAATCCGCTAGTATATGTCTTATTCGCCTTATACATATCATCCAGCGCCGTAACATTGATGATATCTGAGTACTGCTCTGGCGTAGTGACTGTATAGACTCCCTTGTCAATAGTTTCGATAATATCTTTTGTAGCTGCCTGCGTTGCGATGATAGGATCGCCAGTACTGTCCAGAATCGGGTTATAACTTTCGTCCAGCAGTGCGCTTACAGATTCCGGTGATGCATACGACGTCTGAAGCTTCAGATATGTATGGATCTTAGCTCCGTAAAAGTTGTAGTTCTTCCACTGCTCTTGATCGTTATTGATACTCAGCGTTAGTGTTTTACAGACAGTAGCGCCGATTGGAAAACTGCTGCTATCTGCGCAGTCGGAAAACCCGTTGTCGCCGTTCATGATATCTTCATTGATAGTCTTTTTCGTCCCGTCAGGAAAGGTGATATCCACTACCATTCTGACTGGCTCGCCGGCTTCAAGTTTCTCTCTGAATGCGTTACTTACGTTAATCACAGTGGATTCACCCCCGTCATGTTAAATTCTAGCGATGACATCATTTTTCTGTCATCCGACAGTTCCCCGATAGCTATGTTTTGCGTCTGGCCTACGTAGAACGGAGCGTCTCTCCAAACTCCGTAATACGGTGAAAAATAATGTAGCGTAAATTTATATCCTTTCGCTACTATCTGTAAAATCTTAGTTGCTTCTGCCATCGGGAGGTCACTGGCCTTATATGTATACTGTTCTACAGTAAACATCGGCGTAAAGTAGCCTACACCGTATTGTGTTCTCTGACTGGATTCCGTGTAAGTCGTGGCGAAGGAGAGCGCAAGGCCTTTGTCCGGCTGCCAAATTATCGTTCCGTTGATTTTATATTTTTCCATAACACTCTCCTTTCTATGCCATCTCAAACGGGTTTCTACCGCTTGTATCTCGTCTCATTTGCGCTTCTTTCATCATCTCGTCAAACAGTGTCCTGCGGTTGATCTGCGCTGTAAATCGGTAACTTCCACCACCTGTCTGTCTTCCTGCTGTTTCTTCTCGGACGATCTTTCTGAGCAGAGCTTCCGGTGTCTCGATGTTGTTACCCTGCTTCTGGTCGCCTAAGACCGCAAGGAACTCGCTTCTTGGTGGAATGACTGCGCCTTTAGCCAAATACGGAACTGTCGGAACTCTTGGGAAAGTAGCTTTAAACCCGATAGTCTTTGAGCCGAATGGAGTCGGTACTTTCCATGGGCCGAAAGAGAATGCTGATTCAATCGCACTAACAACTCCGTTTACTTTGCTGATAGCGCCATTTACAACACTTATGATATTGTTCAGAACAGACCTGATAGCATCTCTCATTCCGTTAAATACATCGACTACAGTGTTTTTGGCGGATGTGAATTTATCAACAATAGCGTTCTTGATTCTTTCAGCAAAGCCACTAACAGTAGACCATATAGCATTCCATTTCTGATGCGCGCTGGCTTTTATGTTCCCCCAAATGGTCGTCATTTTGGTAGCTAGACCTCTGAGCTTATTCCCAATATCCTCAACAAAACGCCTTGTTTTATTAGAAATCCAATCCCATACCTTTCCAGCCATTTCTTTGATTTTGTCCCAGTTTTTGTACAGTAATACACCAATCGCAATACATGCGCCGACTGCAAGAACAAAGACTCCACCTGGTCCGATAGCTGTTGCAATGGCTTTGATACCGCCCATGATGCCGCCTGTACCAGTCATTAACGAGATAAGCCCCTTTGCGGCCATAGCGATTCCAGACACGTTTTTAATGATTATCGATGCCAATCCTGCAATCTTCGCCGCCGCGAAAGCCCCGATCAGGGCCGCACCGAACGCTTCAACGATCGACTGATGATCGGCAAGAAACGTAGCTACTTTTGCGACCAAATTAACCACTGTCGGAAGTCCTACCTCAATGACCCATTTCAGCATCGGAAGAACAATATTTTTGTAAATCCATTCAAGGACGTTTCCAATGGAATCCAGAATTGGAGCAAAAGTCGCTGTCAGATTGCTGATAGACTCCAGTAATGGATAGAAGTCCAAGTTCGCCGCCCATGCTGCTGTATCTGCGGCAATTTTCTCAACGAACTGCATGACTACTACGAGAGCGTCTGCAATGTTCTGTATAATCTGCGTTCCGACATTGTTCTTGTTCCACGCATCGGCAAAACCGGATGCAATATTCCCGATGGTTTTAAGCACGTTTTGAGCAATTTTAAGCATAGTCGTAAGCATCGTTGTGCCTGTGCCGTTTGTCCAGACCTCTACAAGGCTTTTGCCTACACTCTTAGCGAGCTTCGCAATTCCTGCCAAAGCAATATTTGCCGCATTAATGGTGTTCTTGCCCTCTTTTTTCCAAGCATCCTGAAATGGTTTCCAGAGCTTTTTTAAGAGCTTCGCAAGCTTTTCAGCTGATTTGCTGATTTTATCCAGAGCAGTTTCACCCTCTGCCATCTTTCCGTAGTCAACGTTCCCGACAGCTCCAGCCAGACCGCCAGGGCTCCCGCTCGACCCCGCTCCTGAGGATGGAGTTTTACTTGTCGTTGATGATGTATCCTGTGTAGAATACCGATTAATCTCATCAAGCGGGCTAAGATATCCTTTCGCCGCTTTTGCCGCGTCTTTTGTTGCATCGGCTACATCTTCTGTGGAATCTGCTAACTTACCGGCGTTGTCCGCTGCCTGCCCATAAGCATCCGCCGTATCCTGCACGCCACTTGCATCGCCTGTAAGGCCTGCACCACCTCCGCTTGTCTGACCTGATGATTTCTTGCCAGTAATCAGTTCTGTGAAGCTTTTAAAAGCATTTGCCAGAGTTGCCAGTTTACCTAGCAGAACATTAATAACTTTCAGAACAGGTGTGAAAATATTAATCAATCCCTGTCCAACTGTTGCCTTGAGAGATTGCAGCTGTAACTGCATCACTCGCACCTGGTTCGCCCAGCTGTCAGAAGTACGAATAAAGTCACCAGATGCGGCAGATAGCTGCTTCTGCACAAAAGCCAGACGGAGAGCCACTTTTTCCTGTTCTGTCATTTCAGATGTGGTTTTTCCGTAGCCATTGGCAAGTGCATACTGATCAAGTGCGCTTTGTGTCATAACGACCCTTTATACCCTCGGTTTCCCGATATTTATTAGGGGAGTAGACTATCTCTTCATCCAAATAGGATGCATGGCACTTCGGAATAGGGAATTTCACCTTAAACCTACTTCCTTACGGAATAGTCGTTACACTTTCATCAAAAAAGAGCCTCTTAACGAGACTCTCCGATGCTTAGCACGGTATTACCATGATTATTTAAATTTCCATTTGAATCCATATGCAGTGCGATGCCTATAAACATTGTTGCATACTTTAGATATTAGGCCTTGATCGTATCCTGTTTCTCTGCAAAGGAAGTTCATTCCTTCCCATTCTTTGATTACGTTTCCGTCTAAATCACATTGTAGAACTGCTCTTTGCTGAGTTTTTCTTAACCGTTCTACTCTCGTTCCATAAGCATTGTTTTCTTGAACAGTACACCATTCAAGATTTTCAACGCAATTATTCTGCTTGTTTTCGTCAATGTGATTAATAGAATTGCAACCGTCCGGCTTTTCAAGAAAAGCATTTGCAACCAATTTATGAATTGTAATTGTTTTCTTTTTGCCGTCTTTATGCAAAGAGACTATTGGATAACCGTAAGTATCAAGCGCAGGAGAATAAATTTTCTCTGGTACTTTTCTTGTATACCATTTTGCCTTGCATCTACGCTCAAGACTTTTTATTCTTCCCAGATTGCTTACTTGATACAGACCTTCGTAGCCGTTAATATCTTTCCAAATTTCTTCACTCATGGAAATCACCTCCTATAAATATTATATCATATAGGTGTCATAACCACAAGTTTTTTAAATAATTTTAGGCTTTTACCGTTAGCATTGCTCATAAAGCAACACACCGAAGATTTCTTCGTTCACCATGTTATTCAATACACATTGCTGTGTAAGGGAGCTAATTGTTAACCCAAGTCTTTAAGTGTTTCCGTTTCTCCTGTAAAAACTGACTTCAGTTTTATATAAGCCAAGTCCTGGCTGATGTTATAGAATGATGCTACATCACCAGTCAGCTGCGTCAGAGCTGTTGACATGTCGTAAGCCTGCTGTTCTGAGAAACCGAACGACTTAGACATTGCTCCGAATGTTCCGACATACCTTTTTGCCATTGTCTCTGACAGTCCGGCTGAGGTCATGGCGTTCTTTGCAAATTCATTGACCTTATCCGACATGGTTGTAAATGTAACATCAACCACGTTCTGAACTTCTGCGAGGTCGGAACCAAGCTCCACACACTCTTTCCCAAACTGCGCTAATTTGCCAACTGCAAAAGCCCCACCAATCAGCAGACCGATTTTTTTTACAGCACTCCCAAGGCCGTTAAATGACTGTTTTATAGCTGATACGCCATTTCGGACACCGGTTGTATCCATTCTGGTATCAATAATGACTGAGCCATCAGCAGCCATGCGTTCACCTCCTAACTATTTGAGGTTCAACATCTCATTCAACTTATCTTTATAAGCTTGCTCTTCTTCGCTGAGACGTGTTTTTATGTCAATTGTGTTTTTATTTTCTTGATAGAATTTCTTTTCCCATTTATCCAGGCGTTCGCCTTTTGCCTTTTTTGACCGGATCCCGACAACTGTATTAAATAGGCATTCCCCAGATTCCATAAAGTAGCCAAAAAACGTCCACCAGTGCATATACGGTACGGCTCTGATTTCTTTACCAGCAATCTTGTTTACCGCCGGCACGATCATATCTCCATCCTGTTCCCAGTCCATCAAACGAGGTTTTGGGTGATTTGGATTATCGTCCAATTGTCCGCAGTCGATGAACTCCGATGCTTTCTGGCAAGCTTCGTCCCAGCACTCAGACGGTATGCTTTGCCAGTCCTCAAACAGAATCTGCAACATAACAACTGCTTTCGCCTGCTCGTCCAGTTCTGGGTCATTCATGGCTATGAGAATATCAATAATCGCTCGAAAATCGGTTCTAATAGAAAAATCCACCCCACTTATATTGAGTGAGGTGGGAAGCTCATAGGCGGTCATTTTGCATACTTTTCCGTATACTTATTGACTGCTGCCTGCATTTTCTTTTTTCTCTTTTCAATTTCCGGTGCGATTGCTTCTGCGATCTTATCCAAAACAATGTAAGCGAACACCTGACCATTACCGAAAACAGTGGTTGCTGTGATCGGTTCCTTGAACAAGTCTTTTGATGCTTCATATCCAAGCAGATAGTTGATTTTGTCCTCAATCTGTTTATTCAGTTCTGCCATTTCTTTACCAGAAGTGACTTTCTGAATAGAATCCTTAAGCTGTTCAAAGTATTCTGCCAGTTCTTCTGCACGTGCTGCTACATTGATATCAGTCGGGTTCAGTTTGAAAGAAGAAAAAACTTCGTTTTCGTTGTTGGTAAATGTAAAAATGAGAATTCCATCATCAATTTTTGTATTAATTACTTTTGCCATTTAGCATATCCTCCTTGTGTATGTGCTTATTCGCTGTCAGCTGTGAATGTACCGGAACTGATGTCAAATTTTCCTTTTACGCGTTCGCCGGTATAGTTGACGGTAAATGGAATCTGATAGCCAGATGTATCGCCGCCGTAGGATGTCGGCACAACGTAACATTCCTGCTGATATGCTTCGTACTTGCCTGCTGTGGCTTCTGTCCAGAGATGAACCTCAACTGCTTTTGTCTTGAGGTTATCGTCTTTGAGACGTCCATCTACGATTTTCTGTAATGCTGTAAACAAATCAGAAGTAGTGTCTGCATAGAACGGATCAGCGTCAGAAGAAACTTCATAGCCATTGTGTTTGAATGTGGATTCTCCGAGAATGTTTTTAGATGTTTCAGTATCTGGATTGAGTTCGACATTGTACTCTTCCAGATCTTTTCCAAGACGCTCATATTTCGGTGTCAGTCCTCCACAGAGGGAGCCTGCATCGATATAATGAGCCATGTATTTACGGTCAATCTTGCCTGTAACTGCCATAGAAATGTCCTTTCTGCCTATAACTTTTAAAAGGCTGTGTAGGTTAGCGACTATCTCCAATTGATAGCCGGTTGTTACTTGTTATATTACTTCATAAGTGTTTTCATAGCGTACTGACAATGGCAATAACCAGTCCTGTACGCCACTCTCCTGTGGTTCTAAACCATAAGAGTTGTCGCGGGTGATGCGTTTTATCACTCGTCCCTGTGAAAGTTCAGGAAACGCATTTAAGCGCGTCTCAGAGTCATTTATAATAACTGGTTCCCGACATATCCATTTACCGAGATTATCAAGGAACTTCTGAACAGATAGTTTCTGCCTTTCCTTGTCAGATGCTGTTCGGTATACCACGTAAAATGGATACTGGCATACCTGATGCATCGTTCCGCAGACATCTTCTTTTTCTAAATAGATCAGCGCCCCGTTGTCTGCCGAGAACGCAATTCCGGACTCCTTGCCAAGTTCCTCAAACTTGATTGTTTCATTTTCATATAGTCCCGGATACTGGTTCAGAAGTGCTTTCATGGCATCTGTCAGAATCTCGTATCCGGTTGCATCTTTTCCGATAGGTTTATCCGCCATATCTGCCGCCTCCTGCCTGCGCCTTTACTTTACGAATCCATGTACTGCCGTATTGCCGTTTAGCGGCGTCAAACCACTTTGCCTGTGCCTGTGGGTGAGCCTGTTTGGTGTATTCAAGATTCTCCTTTGCAGCTGTCTGGCCAGAAAACTGACTAACAAGAACCTTCTTTGCTCCACGTCTTGCGTAGGGACTTCCAGTTGCTTCGTCAACCATTCCTTTTCCCTCATACAGAAAACGTCCATAAGGAGCAGCCGCAGCACACACAAGTCCAGTTCCTTGCAATGATGTGCTTTCAATTCTTGTCCGATTGATGAAATTTCCAGTAATCATTGGCATAAACGGAACCATACTGTCCATAACCATTCCATCAAGGAGGTACTGGGCTTCTTGATACTGTCTGGAAAATCTGTCCATATTCAGCTTGATTTTCATATCCCCATCAACTACGGAGAACCCTTTAAAATGATAAATCTTACTCATATCACTTACCCAGAATCTCGAAATGTGGAATCAGTGCATACGGACCGCCTACACTGGTAATCTTAAACACGTTATCCTTGTTCTCGTTCATGTACTGGTAGAATCCATTCCGATAATCACCATCCGTTACCGTTCTGCCAGTCCACTCACCCTCCCAGAAGAACGATTCGTCCGAGAATGTGATAGTATCTTCCAGAGCGTTGTTAATCTGCATTTTCCACTCTTTTGGTGGCACCCACGGAAGAATCTTGCCGTTTTTATCAGTAATGGTTATATCGCCGTTCTGGACAGTATAACGGATGTGTAACTGCGCATTGTCAGTCACGTCTGGTCCGTACTTTTTAAGGATTGCTCCTTTGTCCGTAATGAGGTCAACGCCGGATAAAACATGAGGATACCAGTACGCATCTCCTGTCGTCGGACTCTCATAATAATTGAAAACCGTCAAAGTTTTTTCGTACATGATACCCTCTCCTTAATCATTTATTTTTCAGCTTATCCACGTCAACCTTGGACGTTCGCTTCCACAATTCCGTAATCTTCTCCCATCCGAACATGGAAATAAACGCCACAATAAACCCAGCCATGATAGCTGCTAAAATCATATACCACAAGATTGTCATGTGAATGTACTGCATATACGCCACAAAAGCAGCTACAGTAATTCCAATGGACAGTACAAGTACCAGTGCGTCTGTCGGAATTTTTGACAGGAACCCAACATTTTTAATCACCTGTGTAATCACAGACACGCAAAACGCCAAAACACTGATTACTGCTAGAATCAGAGTTACATTTGTAAATAATGCTTCCATCTTTGCCTCCTTTTATAATCCCGCATACAATATCGGTATGTCATCATCTGTCCTTACTCCCATCAGAAGCGGCAAAGCTGTCTTTAAGAGTAAGTCGTTCGTTTTCTGTATATCTCCGGCGGCGGCATATACCGCACTCCATTCTTTTACGCCTGATGCTTTCTGCTGAGGTGTTGCATAAGAGATGGATTCACTGCCAGAGCTTACAGAAGTTACAATGCCTGTTGAAATGTTCCCGACATTCGTGTCGGTAAGATTTGCTGATGCCTGATTGATTGCATTCTTTTCAGCAAGTTCAATCTGATACATTAATTCAGCCAGTGAACAGACCGCCTTTTTGATACGCTTCTGTGAGCGTTCATTTGTCGGCAGTCCGTTCACCAACCTGTCAAATGTCATTGTGTTCACAAAATCACTGGCTCTTTCTACCAGTCGTGGAAAGTCGGATTCTGGCACGACTGAACCGAAATATGAAGTTGTGTAAAATTCATAATCTGCATAAGCCATGCCAGTTACCTCCCAGATTCATCATTTTGCTGTTACGCTTGCACTTCCGGCATTCAGTGCCTTGTATGTTCCATCACACTCAACCACTGTGATCTTCTGTCCGGTTGCCGCCTTAATGTCAGCCTTTCCGTCCCAAGAAGTCCAATTTCTGAGGTTCTGTCCATATCCAACAGTTACTGCGTCTGCCGCAACTTTGTATTTATATACGTTGTTAGCATTTTCCTTAGCCGGATTTACAGTAATTTTTGTGTCGCCACTTGCTGTTCCTGCCGCAGATGTTACTGTCAGAGTGCCAAGTGTTGGTGTCTCATCAATGGTGATTACTGCGATTGCGTCAATGTACTCTGCAAAAAGAGTAAGTCCCATAACCGCAAACGCTTCGGATACTGCTGTGTGGTAGTTGCCCTGTGTATGGAATCCAATCAGGTTTGTCTCGCCAGATACGGTGTACACCAGACCAGCTCTTGCAAAGTCAGATTCGTTCGGGTCAACATAGTACAGAACGATGTTCTCAACAGGAGTTGCAATAACCTGCCCTCTCGGGATTTCGCTGTCAGACAGTAAGAAAATGGTGTTGAATCCCATAAAGTCTTTCATATACTGGAATCCGAACTGATTCTGAATAGTGATCTCAGCTGCTCCGAGATATTCATATACGTCCAGAATATTCACAAATCCAACAACGCCAGTCACATTTCTGTGCATCTGCTTGAATTTGTTTTCTACACGGCCTTTAGCCATTGCCAGAGCCATCTGGAATGTTGTTTCTGTGGAAGTAAGCGTACCGGTTTTCAGATAATCGTAAAATCTTCCGGTAACATCAGTCTGAAGCTGGAAAAGGAATTCATCATCGGTCATCTGAACAGCGTTCTCATAGCCGTGATCCTTGATTGCTTCGATAGATACAGCCTTTGCGTACTTTTCGATAGTCATTTCTGCATAGGTCTTTTCTTTTACAGTAAACTTGCTGTAAGGGATTTCCTCACCCTCTGCCACTTTTCCGCTCTGTAAAGTGCCCTCTGCGTATTTGGACTTGAGTACAGCACCCGGCTGCTTTTTGATAGGTCTCATGATTCCCAGAATGTCACGCAAGTGCTGCCAGTTTCTTTCGAATCTGGTTACAAAGTCAATCTCACGTGCTGTGACCTGGATATCATTTGTCATAATAAGATTAGCTTTTGCTGCCATATAAAAAATCCTTTCTACCCATAATTGTTAAGGTATTGGGTTAGCGGCTATACTCTGGTGTATAGTCGGTGTAAAAAATCACTGGAATAACTGGATATTCTGAGCGATTGCGGCCTGTCTTTCGGACGGGTCTTTGATCGCTTCGATATCTTTCTTCGTCATGTTTCCCGGTGTCTGCTGCTGTCCAACGTGAGTGGTAAATCTTGCCTGATTCTGCTGAGCCTGCTGCTGAGATTCGTCCACAAAAGCGGATGCGTCAGACTGCTTCATCTGTTCAATCAGGTCATTCAGTCCAAGGATTTTACCGTCTTTCAGCTTCAATCCGGCTTCTTTAATGTCTGCCATAACTGACTTCTTAGCAGCTTCACTGGAAAATTTAACATCATCGAGTGCCGCTTTCAGAGCATCTGAGAAATCACGGTCGTAGATTTTCTCATTGAATTCTCTCTCTGCATCCTCGGCTTTTTTCTTCCATCCAGCAAGCTCTGTCTGAATGTTCGCCGGGTCGATACCGTCGAAACCTTTTAAAGTTTCCTCTGCTGTCTCAGCACGTTCTTTCCAGTCATCACGTTCTCCCTCGACTTTCGACAGGGTTTTCGCTACTTCTTTAGCATTCTTATAATGCTCAGAGAGTGCCTTTTTCACATCTGCCTGTTTATCCTCCGGGATTTCGATTCCAAATGATTTTAATGTGTCAATAAGTTTCTGCATATATATCCTCCTGGTCGTGTTTATTGACCTGCCGCCGCAGGTAATGGATTAAGCCAGTTAGACCACTGGCAAGGTAATTACAGGAGACGGATTTGAACCGCCGTTCTCAAGGGTATGAACCTTGTGAGATTCCACTTCTCCATCCTGCCATGTACATATCTGAAAGAACCATTTCAGCACGTTCACTTATTGCCTACTTTAAGGGAGACCACTTTGCAATCCGATAGGCAGCAAACATGTCCGGAACTCGGAATTACATTCCCATGCGCCGCCCTGCGCTATTCCCACGCCAAACTTTCAGGCTCCAGACAAGCGGAACGGATGGATTCGAACCATCAAGACCTAGTCTACAACCAGGCCGTTCCCAGTTACTTGCACATTCCGAATAACCCGGATTCCCGGGTTAGCAAAGTGTTTAACGTGTCATGCCTGCCACGAGTTGTTTCGGGCGCCTGTCCGCCCATTTACCTTTTACAAGGAGGTGCGTACTGTCTATATGATCGCATAGACAGTAATGATACGTGCCGGAAATTGCATCCGCTTTTCAACCTCCAGATTCCGCCCGAACCTGTTTCTGTTAAGGACACGCATCAAAGAAAGGAGGAATCAATGAAAAAAATGTTTATGTCAAGTGGCTGTAACCACTTACGAATCTTCCCTATGAATATATTTTACCACAAAGTATTCAAAAAGTTGTGGTACATGTTTTAGCTAATTAGAGCATATCCCGGAGTTTTTCCACGTATCTCTTGACAAGATCACGTTCTTCCCGACACTCCGCGTCCTTAGACATATCACTCATTTCTGTTGTGAGTTCATCCAGATGTTCTTCCAGAGCGGCAAGCATCTTTCTCTTGCAGTCTTCAGATTTGCCGGAACGATAGCTCTGTTTCTGTGTCATATAGTCGTCATAAGCATCTCGTCCGTCAGATCGGCTGTAATGCCCTCTGACATAATGTTCGCCACGTCTGGCATAAGAACTGCCTCTGTCATAATCCGGCATCATTCTGCCATCATTTGAGCTGTACCTCCCCATGCTGTCGCGCTTTCTTCCACGTTCGCTGTAATCGTCATTGTATCCGCCACGCATCTCATCAAGGACAGCGTTGTAGTACTCCACCTTTTTGTCCCAGTACTGCGTGTTCTTGATATCTTTGTACATATCAATCAGCTTGTATGTCATTTCCAGATTTCCGGTGGTCAGTCCATTATCAGCGATTTTGGACAGTTCGTCTTCAATTCTTGCGCATAAATCTTTAATATCTCTCATAACTGCACCTCCTACGCTTCTCTGGTCACGACAATGTTTGCGTTCGCAACAGAAATAGCCTGATCGCTTGTGTTTTCTACCGCGATATTAACGCAGCATCCGCGAGGTACATCAATATAGATGCCAGAGGACACATTATTATACTGGTCTACTGCTGCCGGTGTGGAAATCATCTGTGAAGAAAGAACCGGCTCGCCAGAAATTGCAATAGCCAGAGAGATAGCCCCAACAGTGCCACCGGTGGGAATTGCGATATTGCCAGAAAAATCCACGAAGAATCTCGCTTTGCACTGGTTAGTCAGTCCTCTCAGGGTAATGATTCCGCTTCCCTCTCTGTGCTGAATACAGTTAGAACCTTTGACTGCTGTGTTTGAAAATACTACGTTTCCATTTGCTGCTACAGTCTGAGCAGCTACATTTGTAAATTCTGCCATAAAAAAACTCCTTTCATATCACAAAAGGACAGGTCTCAGCCTGCCCCTCTGTGTAATACGGCATAAGCCGACATCCGAATCGATCGAAAGATACTCTCGATATGAAGTTATCAGCAATTGCATCCAGCGTTACATCCACATCCAGAATATGGGTATGGAGCTGGGACTGCGTAGGACGGCACAGGCATAGGACTTATTCTGCGAATCAGTTCTGCCGTCTGCGCTTCCTGATTTGCCGCAATGTAAGCATTCTGCGCAGACTGAGAAGCAGCAAGCTCAAGTTTCTGAACTTTATCTCTTAAATCTGCGTTTTCTTTTGCACACAGGTAATCAAGAACCGCTCTGGTTCCAGCATTCTGATTGTCAATGATATCTCTTGTGTTGCTGTTCATGGTGTTCTGCAATGCACAGGTATTCTGTGCCATGTTGTAGTTCACGCCCTGGATTGCTTCTCTGGTTTCGCAGCAGCAGTTTGCAAGCTGTGCCTGGAGTGCATTGGTATTCTGCATATTAGCTACAGTGTCAGCATTAATAGCCTGCTGGATTCCGAAACCAGTCTGCATGATGTTTGTGTTGATTCCATTGAATCCGGTAAGCATACCGTTATTCATGGCATAGAAGCCATCACAGAGACCACTGTTGATTCCGTCAAGCTTGCTGATTACTGCGGAATTGTCAAATCCTCTCTGAATGTCTGCCTGAGTAGCTGCTGTGGCCGCATATCCACCGCCATTGCCATTGTTGCCCCAACCATTGTTTCCCCATCCGAAGAAAGCAAAAATGAATAAAACAATAATCCACCAGCTGCCATCTCCACCAAACATGCCGTCATTATTTCTACCGTTTCCAGTAGCAGCGGCAATATCTGCTAAGCTATAATTTCCATCCATAATATAATCTCCTTTTTGTGTATTTACATCAATCTGGCCAGATTGTAATGTACTATTTCATATTCTTCAGCAGGTTTTGAAACTGTCCTGCCATCTGCTGAACTTGGTTAAGTTGCTGTTGAGAAATCTTCCCAGACTGTAACATCTTCTGGACTTCTTCCTTCGGGTTTCCCTTAAAATTCTGCTTAAACTGCATAAACTGCTGTATCATCTGCATTGGTCCGTTTCCCTGCGGTATTCCACCACCAAGCACGTTAAATAATGGATTACTCATCTGCGTTTCCTCCCTTGGCTGCTGATTCCTGCGCGGTATTAGCTCTAACAGGCTCAGAAAATGAATTTAATCGGTTTATGATAGCTTCGTATTTGCCCTTTAAATCGTTATATTCCTGTCTGGTGACGTATTTACTGTCCATGTTCTGAACAGTCTGTTTAGGCGGCATCTGAGAGCCTACCTCGTTGTATTCAAACGTTCGCAGTGGCTGCGGCATGCCGGATACGTCTGTGGATTTTATATAAAATTTCTCTGATTCTGAATCCATCAGCAAAACGCTTGTCCCGGGTGCTACCAGATAGGATTTTGCGCCGACTTCGCCAGATACCCACAGGATGCCATTGTTATTCTGCTGGGGTTGCTGTACTGGTTGAGCCGGCATCTGGACAGGCTGTTGCTGAAATTGGTTCATCTGTCCCGGAACGCCGAAGCTATATTGATAAGGATTGTTATATAATGCCATTTTGTACACCGCCTTTCTGATTATATTTTTGCATAGATATATCAATCTAAAAAGTTCAGAAAAGTGTCAAAAAAGTATTGACTTATCACCCGTTGGGTGGTATTATAATATCAGAAAGAGGAAATAAGAAATCATTTAGGAGGTAAGCATTATGAAGTATAACAAATCAGAAATCATGAAGAATGCATGGAGCATCGTAAGACAGTGTAAATGTACTATTTCTGTAGCACTTAAAAGAGCATGGGAAAAAGCCAAAGAAGATCTCAAGCTTGCAAAACTTGGCAAATATTTCAACGCTTGCCTTGACGGATGTGAAGTTCTTTTTAACCTTGGAGATGGAATTGTTTCCGGCGATACATTCCATTGCAGAAAAACATTGAAAGATTTTGGTCTTAAATGGAATCCATATGAAAAATACTGGTTTGGAAAACCAGAAGATGTTGAGGATATTGTAAGATATCGTGTTTTATAAAAAGGAGGAGCGAATGGAAATAAAAGAATTAAGAATGCTTTCCGGATTAAGTCAGCAAGCTTTTTCTGAAAAATATGGTATTCCTAAAAGGAGTATCGAAAACTGGGAGGGGGGTAAGCGTAATCCTCCAGAATATGTTATTAGTTTACTCGAGAGAGTTGTAAAAGAAGATATTAAAAAATAGAAGAATAATAAAAGGAGGAAAAGAACATGAAAATTAATGGAATTGGAGTTATCAATAAGAAAGAGGCAATGTCTATTTTAACAAAAGAAGGACGAGAAGCCGTTAATGCTGGAGAAATCAGCATGGAAGAACTTGGAGCGATGTACAAGCTCGAACAAGTCAAGAAGGCTTGTAGTATCGGCAGATGCTCTGATACATTCCGATCAAATTATAGCCGCATCCCGGACAGCTTAAAAGAAAAGCTTATGCCGCAGGAACTGGCGGAGCTTACAGTGGCGTTTTACAAATGTTACGGGGACGGGAAAAATGCGAAAGAATAAAGAGCCGAAAACCAGCTCTTTACACTTAAAATTATTGTTTCAACCCTCGGCGACCGGAATTGTTGGTCACTCCACTTACAGAACATCCTCTGCAAGCGACAACGATATTATACCATAATGATGAAAAAATTAATAGTCTTATTGCAAAAAAGCCCTTGGATAATCTCCGGGGCTTTTATCGTATCAGCATACTTTGATTATTTTATTATTCACCCGGCGGCTTAATCGTTTCGCCGTGGATATACTCACATTCATCTGTTCAGCGCAGTATTCGAGCGTATATTCCTTGCATCTCAGTCGGAATAGCTTTTCTTCGTCCGGCGTGAAATTACACTCTGTCAAAAATCTATCTATATCTTTCTTAGTGAACACATATAATTTCATGAGCATACCCCTTACTAATGCTAACGCTGATTCTGTGCAAGATAATTTGTAAGCTTCTGTTTTGTTTTTTTTAATTCTTCTACATTATTCCCACTGATCTGACTGTCCAGCATGGTTGATAATACTTCCAGAATCAATGAATCACGCTCTGCAATCCTCTGGAGACTCTCGTAATCTCGTTTGTCATGTTCTTCCAGTGTCTCTACTCGCTTATTGAGTCGGAATGCTGGTGTAATCCACTTAAAGATTACGGCTGCCGCCCCTCCGACAATGGACACTCCTCCGCAGATAGAGAGGAAAATCTGTACAAATTCTGATATGCTCATTTATTCTCCTTTTCCCAGTAATATACTGGGATCTCGTTGCCGGAATCCCATGTATCGAAATATTTGCCCTCTTGCACTGTCACCACATGACCATCTATGCAGAGGATATACGTACCTGTCGGATGGCCTGCACAGAAGTCGTTGACTGTATAGATATATCGCTCTGATTGTTCTATCAGCTTACGTCTGTACCCATGCTTATACAGATACGCTCCCCAGACATAATTTGCACTTGGCATATCCGACAGAGCACACGCCTGTACCATTAATCCGGCGAATACTGTTTCCCAGTCAAGACCGGTTGCCTTGCATATTGCCCGGACAGCGCAATCTCCGACTCGATTACCGGCAGGATTCGGATTATAATATTCCCATCTGTCCATCAGTCAATCCCCTTTGCTGTCTTATATCGTTTCGCCGCTCCTCTGGCTTTAGCGGCATTCTGGCGGTTCCACCTAGCGATCATAAGGCGGTCTTGCAGTTCTCTTAGGCCGTTCTGCTTGCAGTAATCTTTGTATGCAGCATTTTGTTTCTGTAAAAGATAAGACTTCCGGTCAAGGTCTTGTTGTAATGCGAATTTCGCCTGTTCGTCCTTGCAGTTATTAACCGCTGCTTGCATTCCGAGAACTTCTCTCTTTGTCTTTCTGATTCTCCGTTCATAAGTACGTTGTCTCTGTTCCTTTTCGTACTGTTTGCCTTTATCAGCTTTATCCTGCGCTGATAGTTCTGCGTAGGGATTAAATTCCCCGTCACTTGCCCCAAAACTATGCCGACAATTGACCCCTGACAGTCCACTTGCCGTTCCATATCCAGTCAGTGAGAATGGCGGAAATTTCTTACTCTTACCAGAACGGGAGTATATCTTGCCTTGCCAAAACGAGTGATTCCCGGGATTCTCGCCGCCGTCACCCGTTCTGGCTCCTATGTGTGCACTGACCAAAATTAAATCCCAGTCCATTTCTTCCATGCGCTTTAAGGATATATCTCCTGCAGCCTGAGCCACACCAGTTCTGACAGAACGTGCTACTGCTGTTTCAATCGTGTCTTTTCTGCCAGACGGATATGTAACGGTAATACCATCACTCACAACGTTATTAACTGCCTCTTTGATGGCTTGCGTATACCCAACCGCACCAGTCATTACGTGGTTGTATGCAAGGTCGCATTGCTCGATATAGAGCCTCTGAGCGACACTTGCGGTTGTTCTTGTGAAATTCTTCCACTCGCCCATAGTTGCAAGCATATTCCGTTCCATGAGTCTTATCATAGCCGGGGATTGTTCGAGTGGTACAGGGCTTAATCCTGCCGCCTTGTATACCTTATCATCATAGTTCATTGCAGTGATTCCGGCATCCTCAAACGCTTCAAGGAGTTCCTGTTGTTCACGTTTGGTATATTTGGATAATTCTGCCAGAATGTCCTCTAACAGTTCGCCGGCTTCTTGTAGCGTTCTGATTCTCCACGCATCAGCATTGGTCAGAATATAATCTTCACCTCTGCCGATTCTTGCCATCATCCGTGATACGATCTCAGAGATGATATACTGATGCAATTCTTCAGCTATTTGTTCACTGCCCTCTGTAATTTGCCTTAAATATTCTGGACTTAGCATAACTATTCATCTCCAAACAGTTTTGACTCGTCTGGCTGAGCTTCTTTAACCATTGCTTTCGCATCTTCCTCAGTCATTCCTTCAAACTTCACGAAATACAGCCATGCTGGAACCTTGCCAGTGGTCACATACTGCCACCATCTTGCACGGTCGTTTTCACGCACATACAGGATATCACCGAAATCATAATTGACTTCATAGGCTCCAACAGGTGCAAGCTCGTACAGGTCAGCATAAACGTTCAGCGCGTAGATTACTTCATCCAGACAGGATTCCAGTTTGTCTCGAACGTCTTTAATGAACTGCACTGTCCTCTGCTGTTCCGCTTCTACTCCTGTAGCCGTCTGAATGCCGCTAGATTCATTAAATACGAAATATCCATTGGAGAATCCGATCTTATATCCCAACTGGCTTAAAAGGGCATTTATGCCGCTTATACGGGTATCTGTGTTGAGTATCGGATTTATTTCCTGATAGAAAGACCCTGTATCATCTCCAAAAACATTCTTCACATAATCTGGAAGCCCAAATTCTTTTGATCTAAGCTTCATGGCTTGTGGTGTCATAGAGGATACAGGTAATCCACTTGGAAGGAGTAACCTTTCATCTGCCAGGACAATCCTCTTAGAATCAAGGATTTCTTTTGTGTTCCTGCTGTATGCAATGTCTAAATCCTTTAATTCTTCAATAGCTTCTGCAAATATCGGAAGCCCAAGTGGCGTGCTAATATCTACATTGTTCGCCTGTGGTGTCCGCAGTACTCCGTATAAAGCTCCGTCCAGCTTCTCACCGTTTGCTTTGAGAATCGGCGGTGTATCTGCCATGAGGTCAGCCCATTTGGTCTGTTTAAGGTCAATCTTATCTCCGATACTCTGAGGGGATTTTGACACATAGGCTCTGTTGGAGACATAGTACGGATAGGTTGTCACGCCGTCCACGGTAGTCTCAACAAACCTATGATATTCAAGCCTTGTATAGTATTTCCGCCCAACGGTATAAGAATCCTTAAAAATAATCCCTTTAATCTCCTGATTGTCATAATCTACAATCATCACATCTGCCGGAGTAAATACGTCAAGGCTCTCCCCGTTTGGCTTAATAAAAACTGTTCCGTAAGCGCATCCATATTCTACCCAGTGACGAATCTGGAAATATACCTTGTCTATCTGTTCTTGCAGCCATGTTGCCCTTGCAGAACCATCTATCTGAATGCCAATCGCCAGCGTTGTGAGCCGTGCTGTCTCTGAGCAGACAGATTTAGCAAAATTAATCGTCTTGATATTATTCTTATCATCTAGCCATTCCGGTACACCTCTGTAGATGTTCGCACACCGGTTAATCAGTGTTTCCATCTCCGGGAATTCTGCTGCCTGGATATTAAAATCCTCTTCGGCTTGTTTTTTGAATATCATGTTAAACCACCTTTTTAGTGTTGTTATAAGTCCCATTTAATCTACCTTTTAAAATCCATCCATCTTACAGAAGTATCTCGCACAATAATGTCTTCATATTCTACAACTTTTAAGATTTCGTTAATGTCAGATGATCCATATATTTTTAAACCGATGCTTAAGAATTTATTTATTTTATCTGAAAAGTACCTATCTAACATTTTATGCACTATGCCCCCTTCTCATCGACAATGGACTTGTCGCATACCTAAGAGAATCTATCCAGTGATCATTGCCATCTGGATAATCTGCGATAACCTCTCCATTGCTATCTACTTCATGTTCATAATTGATAATTTCCTTGTATGCTCTAGGCGTTCGTGCCGGATCAATGACTAATGTTCGGCACTGCAACCACTCAAAAGTATATTTGCGGCTTCCTGGTGTAACAATGGCCTTACGTGCTGGAAGCCCTGCATCTCGGAAGTCAATAATGCTTTCTTCTTCATCAACTCCACAGGATATTGAGTAATCATCATATCCTTTTTTCTTTATCTGGTTAGCCATTTCCTTGTTTCTTATCTTAGAGCCTCCAAGCTCGTCTAATAAAAAAACTTTTTCCTGATTAGGAACATAAGCTACACGGAGAAATGCTTTAGGATCTGGATACCACCCCCAGTCCTGTCCCTGGTAAATGCTTTGATACTTCTGAATCTCTTCATCTGTTATTGTTCGAATCTCCAACAGCTCAAAAATATTTGTTCCAAGTCCAACCGGAAGTCCTAAATATTCATGGTCGTAAGCTCTCTGATTTGTCTTTCTCAAATGCTCCGCATCATCAATAAATTGCTGTCCAAGCCATTCAATAGGGACTGATCTATAATCGCTCTTGTGCCTGTAGCTGTCAGCTCTTGGCTCTTCTACGTACACGTTCGCCCAGTTACTCCGGCTGATTGGTGGATTGAATGTCTTAAATACCTCAAATTTGCTCCCACCACGAAGTACAGACTGCTGAACTGTACGGATTTCTTCGATATTTGAAAATTCGTCAAGTTCTTCGAACCAAAGGTATTTAAAGTATCCCTTACTTGCTTTAATAGATTTAGTCTTTTTGGCCTTGTCCAGTCCTCTGAATATAATCTTCTGGCCTGTTTGCTTATATGTGTACTGCATAGGGCTTACGCTGGTATCCCACAAGTCATTAACTCCAAGTGCATCAATTCCCCACGCAATTTGCTCGTACACAGATTCTCGAAGCGTATTTCCAACTTTTCGGAATATGACTGCATTAGTTATTGATCCATTAATAGCATCTTGCATCATCTGGAAAGGAATCATAACACCTACAAAAGATGATTTAGTTGATCCACGTCCACCATACAAATCATAATAGGTGTGTTTTCCGTCCAAAATGTCCCAGAACACATTGTAAAAGGCAGGAGCTATAATTTCATTCAGATTAATCGGATTCTCATTCATTCTGTTTCTCCGGCCTTGGAATATTATTCACAATCATAATCTTTCCATCTCCAGAATCATCATTTTTCTTGTCAGCATCCCATCCCTTAAAATTATTTCTCAAGCTGAACTGAGCACCATTTGAACCGTCACGATCAAATAGCCTTTCCTCTGCGTACTGTTCCACTCTGGCTTTCGCGCGCGTAATCGTGTCATTAAACTCTGGTTTTGCTTGATAATTCAAAAGTGCCTGTCTGCTTGCAAATCCAAGTGCCAATGCCAATCCTGTAATCGTTGGAGGATGAACGTCTACAAAAACTGGTGAACCAAATTTATTAAATACTTGTTTACCTTTACTATCAGTCAAAGGATATCCTTTACAATCTTCAAAATATTTTTCAATTTTTTCTTCAATTTCACCCACCGTTTTATACATGGGTGGTTTCCCCATTGGTATTCCCATGTTCTCACCTCCAACTGGCTATAAAATCCCATAGTAACACTTCTGAGTATATTCTATCACAGGTCAGTGAAAAAGTTGTGGTACATGTTTGAGGAATTTTATGCTAAAAAAGAGCCGGTAAATACCGACTCTCTAATTCTATTCATTACTTTGTAATTTTCTGATCGTCTCGCCCTGGTCTCCCGGACACCCCATGAAACACTCCGGGCAGTGTTCGTAAAATGCACATCTGATGCAGTCATGTGGACTGATTGAGCTGCAATATTGATGCAGTACTGTGAATGCTGATATGGCAAGCTGTGGGGTTATTTCTGGTGTAGGTTTGTCCGACATATTTATCACTCCTCTGCTCCAAACATTTTTTCTTAAACTATGCTGATAATTTTTCGCTGTTCGTTCAAGAGTGCTATAAGCTGGTCTCAGTGTGCATCTTTCTTTGTATCCATCGCATTTAGTGCCAAATAGAATATAATTTCTACATATTCCATCTTGACTAGCGCAACATTTATTCATTTTTCATCACCTCCAATTTCTTCTCTGCTTCATGTTAGCTCTCCTCTTCATCATCAATCTCAACAATTTTTAAGTCTGCAAAATCACAACATCCTAAAACAAAAATTTTTTCAAAAATAATAGGATTTTGTTTATCTCTCGTAGAAATCCAATAGACTTTAGAACCTAATGGTACCGGTAATCTCACAAGCAAGCCCTGTTCTTCTAAGTCTTCATAAGTGGCAAGTTTTTCAAGAGCTTTCTCTAATTCACATTTGCTACAATCATATTCAATATCGTCACAAATATTTTTGCAAAGTTTATCCCCACATTCCTTGATTAAAACTGTGTTTGCAATAGGATCTTTGTATCTTTCTGTTAATCTCTCCATCTACTTCACCTCTTCCATCCAGTCCTGAAATTCTTTCATGCAACCAGGGCACAAATCTATAGCACCATGCGAATAATATTTTCTCTGGGCATCTAAATTTAATATCATGATCCCATTAGGATTCTTTCTATCATTTTTGGAATTGTACTGTTCATACAATTTTCCACATCTGTCACATTTCTTTGCACATGCCATTAATCCATTCCTCCTGTAATCTCATCAATGCACTGATTTCGACCATCGACCATCCCACACTGATAATCTGTCATATCATTCTCGGTAGTGTTTTTCTCCGGTAATGGCTTCAATGGACACCAATCCGGCTTAACGCTTGTGTCCTTAATATCTTTCAGCTTTCCTCTACAATACTGTAAATTAAGTGTGAACCCTCGCAAATAGCATGAGCGGCAATTTTCTGGCGTATCAATCACTAATACTGATTTACTCATTCAACTCCACCACCTTTCACGATTTTAATTGCAAATTCAAACGCATCAGCTTCACCCTTGAAATACTCTGATATATATTTTTTCTTTAATTCAGTAGCTCTTGTCTTTTTCGTTTCCAACTGCTCTACAACCTTGTCCACATCAAAAACTATCGGCTGTCTGTTGACACAATCAATAAACTCTTTTTGGTCGGAACTAATACTATTTCCAATATCCCATATTTTAATATATTCAATTAAGTCGTCCGCATCAATTAGTCTGCTCATATTCTATTCTCCTAACTGTTTTAAAATTTCTTTTGCAATTCTATTGCTTTCCTGCATGGAAACTCCCCATTCATTATATTTTCTGTGGCATTCATCACAGCTCCATTCATCACTATCGCTTTCTTTAATTTCACTACTGAATCTGCAATTATCGCAATACATGTGGTCGAGAGCGTTATAAATGATGTTTGCAATATCATTTTGCGAATCTTTCATTTTAGCTGTCGGCTGTTCGTCAATCACTTCCATGAGTGTTTTCTTTCCTCGCAAGTACTCTTTTATTAGTGTTTCTTTTAACTTATCTGCATCAATTAACCGCATTTTTTATTCCTCCCACACTCCCAACAACCGCATCCTCTCATACAGTACAGCGACGGTCTTGCGCCTGTATCCATAAAAGTCCTTCGGGTTCATCGGGATATATCTTTCTTTGCTGATTTTCCTGTAGCTTTTCCGGTGTAGGATATTCTCGATAACCATATCTGCTATCACCGTGTTCTTCGGGCAAGCTGACAAGGCGGCACCGGAAAGCAGGTATCCGTACTCTGCCGGAAAGTCTTTCAGCATCGTGTTCAGTTTTTCAATGTCCTCTGCCGGAATACCGTAATCTTTCAGCTTTTTGTTCCTTGTCAGCATACCGTTGCTCCTTTCTAATCGTTTGGGTGGTGCTTATCGTACATGATCGCTACACATGCAAGACCGGCCACTCCGACTATGATTCCAAGGGTGAATCCTAATAAGAATGTAATCATGATTCGTCCTCCCTATAGCGCTCCGGCAATTCCATCCAGGCGTTGACATATAAATCATTACCTAAACAAGATATTAAATCGTCACCGGCGTAAAAAATGCCGTTGCCATCTTTATCTCTTTCACATCTTCCGATTATTGGGATTGAGTAATTCGCAAAAGAGAGAAGAATATAATCATCTGTTTCTGGCAATCTCTCACTGACCGGAATCCAACCATTTTCTTTCTCATCCTGCTCCAGATCAGCCAGAAGCTGCTCAATCATATTTTGAATAACTTTGGCATACACCCCAGCGTATTTGTAGTAGTCCGAATATTTATCCGCGTACTGCTTTAATCTTTCTTTGATATGTATCATATTATTCCATCCTTTCTCAATGCCCGCTTCTTACCATGCAAAACAACAGTTCTGTCATGGATCTTTTTCTTGAACCATTGTGTCCACACTTCAAAATAACTGATAATCTCCATTTCTCCACATCTTCACCTAGTGGTGTTGGGCTTTCAAATTCTTCTGCAACATCTCTCTGATACGGAACTGCAACCATTACTCCCATGTTACCTATTTCCGCGTAACATTCCGGAAAATTCTCACGTATATGTTGGGCAAATTTTCCATTTTTTAAATCAGGTAAAATCTCTTTGTAGCACTCCATTGTTGTCACAAGGTAGTTTTTTTCGCCAATAAAATTTAATCCATTTCCGCTGTAAATATCCTCTTTGCAACTTTTGATTTCATAGCATGCAAATATTCCTTTTTCGATTGCTGAGATAGAGCACTGATTTTCCGGAATAAATTGCATGTAATCTACTCTTCTTGCCTTTCCTGCTGCGTAGCCATAATCAAGGCTTACTTCTCTAGCCCAGTATTTACCTGGACCAGAAAAACGGCTTTTTTCCAACAATCTGCTAAGAAATTTTGTTGTTTCAGATCTTTTCATATTTCCACCTCACTGTCCGCTGGCATCTGATAATCAATATGTCCATTTACATAAGCTTCCTGAATCATATCCAGTACCTTCATGGCTTTTTCTTTTGATGAATAATGCCCGATAACATAATCATCGCATGAATATGAGCAGAACATCTTCGTTACCCCTCCAATATCCACCATGGTGTTGACTACGATTGAATTGTTGAAATTGATTAATGTTTCTTTATCCTGACTTCTGATTAACATTTCGCGTCCTCCTTGCCCGCATACATTTTCAACTGCTTCATCTTTTTAATAAACAGTTTCATTTCATATCCTGTAAGACCAACACAAGTATTTCCAATCCCTTTATCATCTCCTAAATCTGGATCATATGACTGCAAAATATGTCCACCAGATTTTTTGTGTCCAATGAAGACTTTTTGTGTAAAATTATATTCCTTATCTTTTCTTTTATACACACACCCATACTTGTCTTCTTCTTCTTTTACAAATCCAATTTCCGCTAATTTCTCATCTACTGTTTTAAATAATTTCATTTCGTGCCCTCCTTGTTTACTCTTTTATTCCATATTTCAACAGCTTCCTTCCAATCCCATGTGTCTGTGCAAAATGTTAATCCGCATTCACAGTGAATGGCTATTGGATCCCCCCCCACTGTCAGGATCGTAAAAAGACGGTGCCCAGTCTCTTTCTGGAATGTATACATTTTTGTCCGTATCTATCTCTTTTCCGCAAAACGGACACGGTTTTAATTTATCCATTTCTCCTCCTTATTTTCTCATACAATTCAAAATATTTTTCCCATGTTTCTGGCAGTTTGACACAATCTGGCTCATAAGGCTTAGGATATACCGTATATCCGCACTTCGTACATTTGATTTGTGGTGGAAAGTCCCTGCTCCATTCCATGTTTCCACCACATTTTCTGCAACGAATGTATCTCTCTACTTTCTTTGGTTTTGTCTTGAAAAATGAAGCGTAATTATTATTTTTCATTGTCATCCTCACTTTCCCCATGTAAGCAACTGACACGCTATTGTGCAGTCTTTTCTACGAATATATCTTTTATTTCCACTCCGAAAAAATCAGCAAGTTTTTGTGCGTTAACCATTGATGGAGTTCTCTTTTCTCTTTCCCAATAGCTCACTAAAGACTGTGGCACTCCTATTGCGTTCGCTAATTCTTTTTGAGACGTACTGCCTATTTTCCTCAGAGTACGAATTCTATTCATTTAATTCACCTCCTTGTTATACTCCCATCTTCTTAACCAGATTCTTATTCATCTCATCAAATATTACATCTGTGTTCTCTTCAATATCCTGCATCATGCTCAGAACGCTCATTTCGCCCTCATTTGCCATTTTGACGTATTCGTTGGCAGTTTGCATGACTGTGAGCAAACGTTTCGTAGAAAAGCCATATAAACGTCTCAGAGCCATCATTGTTGTAACGACGTTAATCGTATCAGCCCAATCTTCTCCATCGTTGAATCCATTCTCGTAAGCTTCTCTCTCCATACTTTTGATCTGGCTATGGCAGTTAATCATAGCTCGCCCAAACGCCTGGGCTGCCTGGTTGGACTGAGCTAGAGGAAACCTCTGCTTCCGCGGCCTTGCTTTAAGTTTACTGCTCACACTTCACGCACCTCCTAATTTGCCCTGTAACGGCTTCAAACTGTTTAAGTAATGAGCCATCGTCATTTCGGTTTAAAGTCCGATCATAAGCCGGAGAGACGTCCCACAAGTCATTTACAAGAACGCCACGTGCCACGCTGTTGAGTAGTGCACTCCGATGTGCTCCTGTGATGCTTATGATCTCGTCAAGGGTGAACTCTCCAATGTACTCAGTGCCTTTGAATAGCTCATACAGTTTCATGTTTCTTCCTCCTTGCAACGAACTCATATCCTGTCAACCGGAACGCTCTCGGTGTCTTCGGGTGATCCGTTTCGATCAATCCATCCGTTCGCAGCATGTCCATGTGGCGAAGCACTGTGGCGTTTGATACACCGACACCATCAGCAATCTCTTTGTAAGACGGTGCGTACCGATGTTCTTTGATATACCGGCAGATGTACAGATATATGTCTTTGTGGATCTGCTGACCTTCTTTATACTTCTGTTTGTACATTTTTTCTCAACTCCTTTTGTTTGGAATCAATAAATTTACAAAATACTAAAACAAATTCTTTGGCTAATGGATCTGGGTATATTTCCATCAAT